GAAGTTTTCGATGACGAAATAAAAAGGTTTCGTTTGAGTTTCGAAATAATATTCGAGAATTCTGAGGAAAGCGTAAAAAAGAAAACTGCGCGGATCTTCGAGCCCTTTGCCGGTGTTGTTGGCGACCGACAGCCCCTGACAAGGAAAACCGGCAATCAGTAGGGCGATGTCTTTCGGCAGACGATCGAGATTCTGCATCGGGCTCAATCGCACGTTTTCGGGATCGGCGAAAAATTGCAGAACGTTGCCGAGCTGCACGGTTTCGGGAAAGTTTTTCATCGCGATGCGGATCGCATAGTCGTCGATTTCGACCGCGTAATATTCGGCCGCGACGCCGAGCTTCGCGAGCGCCGCCTGCGCTCCGGAAATGCCGTCGAATAAAGAAAGAATTTTTAATTTTTTCCTGATCATATCCACTTCACCGAATAGCTGTCGCCGTCCCAATAAGAAACCATTTGCCGCCCGAATTCGTCGGTAATATCGCGCCATTCGAGAATTTCTTCGACGATCAGTTGGCCGAGCTCTTTTTTCGCGATAACTTTCAAATCGCCGCAGCGCATCATCGGCACGAACGACGCGAACTTCGAAGCTCGCGGACTGAGTTTCGCCATTCGCTCGAACGCGAGTCCGGCATTGTATTTATTGCGCCGCAATTGATCTGACAGAACGTCGTAAGCCTCTTTTATTTTTTCGAACATTTCGCGGGCGTTCTCTTCGCGGCAGACGTCGGGATGCCAAAGCCTTGCCGCCCGCCGGTACGCGCTTTTGATCTCCGCGCCGGATGCTTTCTCATCGACGCTCAGAAGCCCGTATAACGTCGAAGCGCCGGCGTCCGCCTGTTTGAACCACGCCCGCAGTATCTTTTCCGGGATCTTCGCGTTCCAGGCGCCGTTCGCGTGAACGTTCGAAACGCCGTCGCGCGAGTTGGCGACGTAATCGGCGCGAAAAGTGATCTCGAAGCTCGCCGACCGTTCGGCAATAATTTGCGGCAAAACGCACGAAACGCCGTAGCATTCATCGACGATTTTTTTAAGCTCCGGTCCGTATGCCGCGACGACGAGCCAAACCTTGTCCGCGTTATCCCCAGCCGCGCGCCGACCGCGGGATGAGCATTTTTAACCGTTCGACGAATTTCGCATTGTACGGCGTTTTGACGCGGTAAGAGCCCGATTCGGCCGTGATATGGATCTGATTCTCAAACCCGTTCCCCGACCGCCCGCAAGCGAAAAGAAGCCCTTGATTTCCTGTGTTGACCATCATTGCCATCTGTTTTTTTTTCTCCAATTCAAATAAATGTCTTTCTCGACACTTCTACGACACTTCTACGACACTTCTGTCTGCGCGTAAATTATTGATAAATAAATACATCAGACACTTCGACACTTCCGACACTTCTTTTCCACACTCTTTGTAAATTTTCATAAGAACTTTTTTCAATTTTTGCCGTCGAAGTGTCGGAAGTGTCTAAACTTCTTTACCCTCAATGCTTTAGCTATTGCATTGAAGTGTCGGGCAAGTGTCGAAAGTGTCTTTACTCGTTTATTTTCAATAATTAAAGTGTCTAAATCTTCAAATCGATTCCCTGCCACATCCGCGACGCTCCGCGCGTTTGGGTGAATCCCCGTTCCTTTAGGTTTTGCGAAAATCGCCGCTGGCTTCGGACGTATTCGCCGTTGTCGCCGCAAAAATCCTTATATCGTCGATAAAGTTTTGCATTATCGACCTGATGATAACTGCCGATCTCACAGCATTCGTCGATAAATTGGGCAATCGAGTCCTGTTCATATTTGTACGCCGCAATTTCATCCTGAATCGTCTTCGGCACGACCAGACCGTTTTGCCCGAAATAGGCCCTCACGCCGTCCACCGCCCATTTGAGAATGGCCGGCGCATCGTCGAGAAGAGCGGCGACGAGAGTATCTTTTTTAATGACGTTGGCGGCCGGAATATCGACCGTAAACGGGATGATTTTTAAACGATCCCAAAAACCTTTGCTGTGATCGGTGATCGTCGGCTTGTGGTTCGTCGCGATCCACAGCTTGCCGGAAAAATAAAAATCGAAAAACTCGCCGAAAAGAAATCGCGCCGTGATCTTGTCGCCGCCGGAAAGGGCTTTGATCAGCGCCGCGTTGATCCGCTCGTTTTCTTCGGTCTCGGGAATTACGATAAATCGTTTGCCGTGCAGCCGGGCAATGTCGTTCGGGATCCGGTCGGCCTTTTGAGCCATCACTGAGGCCGAATTCGTCGAAGAGGCGTAATCATTGAGCAGCTCGGAAAAAAGATCGATAAAAACGCTTTTGCCGTTGTTGCCCGTCCCGTAAAGGATCCAGAAACACCGCTCGCGCGCGACGCCGAGCAGCGAATAGCCGATACTTTGCTGCAAAAAGGCGCGAACTACCGGGTCCGGCTGAATGTCGGCCAGAAACTTTTCGAACGTTCGGCTCTGCGCTCCGGCGTCGTAATCGTAGGGCACGAATTTAGTGATCAGATTGCTCGCGCTGTGCGGTTCTAAAACTCCGGTTTTCAGATCGATCGTCCCGTTTTTGCAATTCAAAAGATAAGCGTTTTTGTCGAGGTCTTCGCTGGTTAGGGTGAGATAGGCTTTCGACAGGTTCAAAAACGCGTTTAACCCGGTGTTCGTGTTCGAGCGTTTGATCTGTCTTTGCGCGGTCGTCATATCGGCCTGATTTTTAATCAAAGAAGTAACTTTGACATAAAGATTTTGACTGAATTCCGCCGCCTTGCGAATGACCGTATCCGTTCGATCGGTCTGCCAGTGAGTATTCGACCAAATTAACCATTTTTTCGCGTCGGCATTAAATCGGATTTTCGCTTTGTATTCGCTAACGAACATTTTCGCGATTGAAACGTCGTCCCAATTCGTAATGTCCGGATCCGATACTTGCGGGATAACCTGCGTCGGTTGATACCGCGCGACTTTTCGGGCGATTTCTTTGACCTCATTGAAAGTCAGAGGCGGAACGCATTTCCGTTGATTGACGCTGTGCAGGGTCGCCTCAATCTCGCTTTGCTCCAGATCGATCCGGCGCAAGCTGCCGGCCAATCTCGCCAGCGTATCGTTTCGCGCGCCGTCGGGAATGGTTTCGGGAATTTCAAAGAGCGGCACCGGCGGCGGAATGATAAACGGGCTTTGCTGACCGTTTGCGGCCGATCCGTTGCCGTTTTGCGCGAGCGCCGATTGTGCGGGCTGCGTGAGCTTGGCGATCCATTCGGCCGGAAAATCGATCAAGCTGCGGGCGTCATTGGCAAACTCGTATTTTTTCCCGGAAATATGCTTCGACGGCGGCGCGATCACGTAGCCGCCGTCACCTCGCACATCAATGAATTTCCCGAGCCGCGATGCCGAATTTTTGATCTGAGCGTTTTGCGGGTAAGCAAAATAAAAGTGATAGCCGCCGCCGGTTTGAACTTTGGGAATATCGAAGACGGTCATCGTCACGTCGGCTCTTCCCAAATCACTGATGTCCGCCCCCTTAGCTTCGTCCACGTCCACCACGACGAGACCGGAAACTTTGCCGGTCGCGATGCCGATATTGGCTTCGGGCATCCCCAATGCGCCGAACCACGCTTTGATCTGATTTTCGTCTTTGCTCGCGTCCGAACAGCCGTGCGGAACGAGTGCGGCGACCGGGTGTTTGCCCTCGGATTTGCACGACGGATTACCGCAAGTGCAGAAGCCGTCGTCGGTGATCGAATGGCACGGGAAAACCGCCCAGCCCCAGCGTGTAGCGTAATGCAGGGCGATGTCGAGCGTGGTTAGTGTTTTGGTTTGGGTCGTCATAAAATTAAAAGAGTCTTTTCTGGCCGTGCGCTTCGAGATATTTTTTCGGGATGATTTCTTTGCCGGTTTCTTCGCTCACACAGCATTCTTTGGCGGGTCGTTCAAAATGATATACGTCTTCGCAAAACTCGCAGACGTAAACCTTGTCAGGTTCGCAACAGTTTTGCGCGTCCCACCGACCATCGTAAAGAAAATCACATTTCGGACATTGAAATTTTGTTTTGAAATTCTCGGCCATATAATTTATTCAAATGATCGGTTTGAATTGCTCCAAACCGATCCAATCAATAAATTAGAAAGGGATTTGAGCGTCGTTTGCCGGGATCGTCGCCGGCGCCGGTTGCGAAAGATTCGGCGCGAGCGGCTGAGCAACTTGCGCGGCGTTTTGACCGAATGCGGGATTGGCGGCGACCACGCGCGCGCCGAGTCCGTTCGAGTTGGTTTGCGGCGGGAGCTCGAAATCGACGCGGATGCAATCGACCGTGCGCCCGTCCTGAAGCTGCGTTTTGTCCGGACGAAGCGAAATCGTCGAACCGAACCATTGTTCCGCGTCCCGGTTTTTGAGCAGATCGCAGATCATATTGGCATTGGTTTTGTTCAAAACGAGTCGTTTCGGTGTTTCGACGAAATCCAAAACGATTTTTTTGCCGTCCTGAAGATCTTCGAGGCGTGCGCCTTTGATCGTGACGTTCGCCCGCCGTCCCTGCAAATCCGCAGCTTTGATAAAATCGCCGCCGCCCGCATAAGTTTCATCAATGTTAAGTGACATAAAAGTTAAAGTTCCTTTAAGTTGAATTGAAGCCCTAAGGCTTTTTTGAGCATTTCGCTCAATGGAAAGCGCGATGTTTTGAAGGCGAAGAAAGAATAAAAAGACCTTCAAAATTCGGTTCGCGCTTTCGATTCAACGAAAGCCTGTTTTCGGCGGATGCCCTCTCGTAAAAATCCGACATCCGCCGCGTTATACCACGATTTCGAGCAACGCCGGCATTCCTTTTAGTTCGCTCGAAATCCGTTTACAAAGATCAGTGCCGGCAAAGTGATTAAAATCTAAACTGCGCTTCAATCTCTTTTGGTACTTCCCAAAGACCGAGCGCGCCTTTGCACGGCACGGGTTCGACCAGACGGCGCGGATTTTTGAGAACGAACCCGTATGTGCCTTCAAACCACGGCGAATCGGATTTATAAACACAATCTACGATTTCAACAGTTCCGAGAATCACGCCGCGCTGGATCGAATGAATGCCGGGGATCAAATCCGGAATTTCCGTGTCGATTTCGTAATACATAAAATCCCACGCGTTTCCGTATTCGATAGAAGTCATTCCTTTGCTGGCGTGAACGGCCATAACTCCACGAAATCGCGTGTACCATTCGCGGTTTTCAATATCTTTGTCGGCGTTCATAATTGCCCACGCCCACGGCTGTTTTATCGACAATGCTTTCACAAATTTAATAACCCTCTTTGCGCGTCCTTTTTGATCGCGCGGTTTTTCGCCTGGACGGCGAGATGTTTTTCCCGGTCGAGCGCCAAATGACAACTCTGACAAAGCGCCCGAACGTGGCTCGGCTTCGCGCACTTAAAGCCGTAAGCCCATTTGCACCGGCAGACGCCGCCGCGATGATCGAGATGGGCGACGGTCAGCACGATTTTCGAAGTTCTTTCGAGATTGACCTCATAGCTTCGAAACCATCCGATAAGCTCGCCGGTGCGGGCGTTGTGCGTTGCGCCGTCGATCCAATAGATCGGCGTTTTTTTCGTTTCTTCCAAAAAGCCCCGCTCGACGATCGCGCCGTTCTCCACTTTGCACCTCTCGCACCGATTTCCGGCGCGCTCGAAGCGGATATACTCGCTGAATTGTCGCCAGTACGGGACATAATGTTTTCGGTTAAACGGCATCAGGCTGCGGCTCCCGTTTCTTTTTTCGAAAGCACCGATTCGACGGCGCGCGCCCAGTAGACCGGATCGATCCGTCCGGCAACTTCTTTTTGCCATTCGACGAGCTGAGCGGGCGACATTTCCAAAAGATGCTGCCGCCAGTTTTGAACGTAACTCGAAAGCCGGACGGGCTGCGAGCGCTTTTTCCTGGCCGCCCCATCCGATTTCATTCCGCCGAGCGCCTTTTCCCGATCGCCCCGAATCATTCCCGTTTTCAAATCCTCGATGTAATGCCGGGCGGCACGTTCGCCGACGAGCTTCGATTTCTTTTCCCGCGCGAGCGCCCGGGCGGCGTTCGACTGCATATCTTCGCTCGGCAGCCGCGAGATCAGCCACGCGACGGATTTCGAGATCTGGCCTTTAGCACAGACTTGCTGTGCGGTATGTGACATTCTCGTGAGTTGAAGCTGAAACCCGACGTAGGCTTGCGATTTGCCGATCTTGTCGGCGATCTGATCCTGAGTGTAGTTGTAGGGCGCCGACTTCAAGCGTTTAAGCGCAAGCGCCTCTTCATAAAACGGGACGGCTTCGCGCTGAACGTTTTCGACGAGCTGCAATTCCAAAACTTCGGCGTCGGTCACTTGAAGAACGCGCGCGGGGATCGTTTCAAGACCGGCAATGCGAGAAGCCCGCAGTCGGCGATCCCCGGCGATCAGCTCGAAAAATTCGCCGCGACGCCGAACCGTGATCGGTTGAATTATGCCGTGCTGGGCGATCGATTTGGCTAAATCTTTAAGTGAACTATCGGGAAAGGTCTGGCGATAGTTTTTCGAAAACCGAATCATACCGGCGGGAAGCTCTTCTAAAATTTCGTGACTCATTTTTATTCTCCGATTATTTTTTGATTTGTTTTTTTCTCAATTCCGCGCGGACGTGGGCGCGGGCGTCGCCGATCGCTTTTTCGATCTCCGATAATTCTTTGTCGGTTTTGGCGAGCTCAAGCTCTGTTTGGTTTTGCAAGTCTTTTTTATCGAGCTCGCGAAGGGCTTCGAAAAATTCCGTGTTGAGCGATTGGCGGATCTGGCGGTCGTCGCAAGTCGGCGGGTGATCCAAAAAACGCGCGCGGAGCTCCGCCGCGAGCACTTCGCCGAGATACGTACCGGCGCCGGGCCGGGCCGCTTCGTACTCGTCCACCATTCGCAAAAAGTGATCGACCGCGGAAAGCGAGCCATTTGAAAGCGCGTCGTCGGCGCGCAGCGGATAGCCGTGCGATCGGTACCAGTCATCGGATTTTCCGAAAAGATTGGCGAGCCGGACGGGCAGACCGTGAAATTTCTCAAGAACGGGTTTAATTATTTCGTATCCTTTTTTACGCATTTACTTATAGAAGCCTTGAAAAAATAAGTTGAAAAAGTAATTCGATATTTCTTAATCTCGAAAATAGATGTTTGAAAATTTAATTTTTCAAAAACGCCAGCAGAAAGCCGACGAGAAAAAGAAACAGAACGAAAAATAAAATCTGCCGGTCGGTCGCCGGTCGGCTGGCCAGACACGCCGGGCAATTGCAATCGTTTTTTCTCATAAGTTTTTACCTAACGGGAATTCGTAAACATTCGAGCGCTTTTTGTTTTTAACGAGCCGGAAATTGTTTCGCAGCTCATCGGCCATTTCGCGGCGGGCGACGATCTTGCCGAGCCCGAAAGCGATCGGCGCACTGATCAGAACGCCCGCCGACAATGCCGACGCGAATAAAAAGAAGTCGCTTAAAAAGAAATCGAGCATGATAATTCTCCAAAAAGTTTTTCTTCGAGCTTTTCGACATCGTACTGGTTCCAGCCGATATGCGAATTGACGCCGAGCCCGAACTGCACTTTGCGCGCGCCGTGAGCTTCGAGCAGCCGCCGCGTCTGTCGCGGAGACTTTTTCCACCGCGCGGCGACTTCGCTCGTTTTGACCAGTTTTGGCACTTTGCGTTTGATCAGGCTCATAAGGGGAATCTCTCAAATCTCGAATCCGGCTTATCGAAGGTCGGAACACTTGCACGGATCGCCGGTCATCAGACTTACGTCGTCTTTTTGACGTCTGCGCCACTTTGACGTCTGCGCCACTCGACGTCTGCTGAAAAATACGGCTTCGGATTATTCCGCTTCGCCCGACGAATTTAATCTCGTTCCCGGATTCGAGGTTTCAAAGATGCCGGTCTCTCCCGGCTGTCGCGTCTGGTTTACGCATGACGTTTAGCGCCTATCATCGGTTCTCGATCCGCTGTTACTCCGATATTCACCACGCCCACCCGGAAGGCTCGGAGCTAGATAGGGACGGGGATCTTTTCCGAAAGCGGCGACAGGTCGAGTTAGCCGCCGCTTTCGTGCCCGCAGAAGCGTTTGACGGGCAAATATTGTCAAAGTGTTTTGAGAAGCGGCCAAGTCCCAAATAACCGCTTCCCGTTCATCCGCCGCGCACTTCCATTTTCTACGGGCGGACGAAACTCAAATTCTTAAGCCGCCGACCGACTGGGGCTTCGCGTCCGTGTTCGGCTTTAAATAGGGCGCTTTCGAAATATCGACCGCCGCGCCGGATTTTGTTGGCGGCTTCGTTTCCAAAGCCGCGTAATAGTTTTTGATAAGTTGTTTGGCCGCTTTGTGCCAGCACGGGTAGCCGTTCTGATAAGCCCGGCACTGGCAAACGCCGTTCGCTTCGTAGATCTCGTTCGAATCGTTCGACCAGATCAAAAGCGTTTCGTTTTCCTGCCACGTCATAAACGCGCCGTGATCTTCGATCTGCGCGACGGCTTTCGAGATCGCGTTGACCCAGCGAAGCCGCATTCCGGAAGTTAAGTTCGGATTGTTTTCGACTTTCGCCAATGCGTCGGCAATCGTTTTGCCGAATAAGTTGTTATTTGTAATTTCGATCATCTGCTTTTCTCCTGTTTTTTTTCGATCGTTTGTTCGATCTATTAAGAGATTATACTAATTTAGTAACAATGTCAACAGTATAGTAACAGATTAGTAACATTTTTTAGATTTTTGCAAAATCTGTCGGATTTTTATTTAAAGCAATGGCGAATCGTAGTAAATCAGTAGCGGTCGCTTCCCTTTTGCGGCGAATAATCTTATTTACCGTATTTCTGTGTAAATATCCGGACATCTCGCTTAAATGCGCTTGGCTGATATTTGCTTCTTTTAATGCAAGTTCAAGCTTCTCGGGAGAAAATTCTATGGTTGAAACGTCTTTTTCCAGCATATCAAAAGATTACTACATTAGTAACGAAAAAATCTACCCTAAAAACAATATTTGTTACAAAATTAGTAACAACGTGAAATTTGATGCAAAAAAATTTGCCGAGTGGATGCAAAAATGTTTTCGGAATTCGCCTTATAAAACGATTACTTCATTAGCCAATGCCGCAGAATCGAATAAAGCGACAATTAGCCGATTAATGTCTGGTGCGGCACAAACTTTAACAAACAAGCCAAGTCAGCCAAGTCAAAAATTGGTAAAAAAATTGGCAGTGATTTTTAATGAACCGATAGACGATGCCCTGCTGTTAGCCGGCCATGCGCCAATTAAATATGAATATGACAGCCACGACATTTTAGAAGGTGTCAAAATTCAATTTAACCAAAGCGTCAAATTATCAAAAAAAGACAAAGAAAAAATACTCGAAATTACCCGCACGGTTGCTAAAGGCGTTCTGGCGGAACATGAAAATACCCATGAACTTTCTCAAGAAGATAAAAATTGAAGGGTTTAACAAACGAGAATTAACCGAACAAGATGGATTACAAATTTGTGAAAAAGAAAAAATAACTGTGTTAGAAGTAGACGTAAAAAGATCGTTTTATTTTTGTTGCTATGGCAGACACTTCATTATTTTGAAAAAAGGTTTAAGAGGATTAAAAAAAGTATTTCAACTTTTTCACGAAATTGGACATTTCTATTTTCATTCTGGGCGTAATGCGAGTAATCAAGCTTTCTTTTATGGATTGATCGAATCCAAAAATGAGTTTGAAGCTAATGTTTTCGCCACGGTCGCTATCGTGCCGATCACGGCGATTGACAGCTTCGAATTTTTAGAAAACCATCCGCGCAGCCGTTTTGCACGAAATCTATTTAACGAACGGAAAAGATTGGCTTTTCTTTATCAGTTTTGAGGACAAACAAAATGAAATATTTACTTCCGATATTTATTTTAGCCTTTGCTCTAATTCTGATGGCGCAAGATGCGAGGGACAATGAGGTCCAAATTTGGACTCATACAAATGACACTTATGAATCTGTCGCCCGGCGCTATAAAGTCGATGTAATTGCTTTGGCAAAAGCAAATAACTATCCGATAGACAAGATTTCCAAAAAACTTAAAGAAAAAACTTATATCCGAATTCCTTTGGAACTTATCCCGCCAAAGCCTGAAGATTTGATACCTGAACCTGTTAAAACGCCGACGCCGGCGCCAACACCGATTCAACCGACGCCAACACCGATTCAACCGACGCCGACGCCAACACCAGCGCCGATCAAACAAAATCGCCCGGCACCGCCAGAAACTTGTCCGGTAGGTGTTTTTGATTTGCCGGCCATTCGAGAACTTCGACTCGGAATGAGGCGCTTCGAGATGCCGGTTTCTTTTTCAAAATGCGCTACTTCTGATAATGCTATTTGTTTTTATCGAACTGAAGATATTCCTAAATATGATATTGCCAATGGTATAGATTCAATTTTGATTGAATTTAATACTATTACCGGCACCCTTGCGGCAATTACAATCATCTACGACGATTCTATTCAATGGACTTCGGTAAAAGAGTTTAGCGGCGTTATATCTAAATCCTTTTCAATCCCGCCCGATAAATGGACTGTTGTAGCCCAAGCCAGTAAAAAACTTGGTCAATATGACAAACTTAAATATTCCTGTACCAACTATGAAATTGAAATAACAAAAGCCGACGAGCTGCGGATGGAATTAATAATAACCAAAAGCTTGTCTTTCTTACTTTTTGAACAGAATCTAGTACAAGAAGAAAAAAAGAAATCATTTAAGCCTTAATTTATTGACTTCATGCCGAAACTGATCACCTCAGAAACCGAAAAGAAAAACTTGCGCTGGGACGCCAAGCGTAAATTGTGGGTCGGCTGGCAGATCGATATTTATGTCAATCAGGGGCCGGGACGACGATTGAAACGCTACCGAACGACCTACCCGACCGAAACGGACGCCAGGACGGCCGAGAGCCGTTTGCGGGTTAAAAGCGAGAATATCCGGCTGGGTATCGAAACGCCGGATGCGGGACGCCGCCGGATCACGCTTAAAGAGGTTTTCGAAAAGCGGCTCGCCGAAATTCCCGAAGAGCGGCGGCGAAAATTTATTAAACGAATTCTCGAATATTTTCTCGCGCTCCTGCCGCCGGGCGTTTATCTCGAAGATCTGCGAACGGCCGATTTCTCGCTGTATGAGACCACGCGGGCGAAAGAAAAAACCGTTCAAAGAGACGCGTTTATCACGCCGCAGACCATACACCGCGAAATGACGGAGATATCGGCCGCCGTAAGGCGCGCGCCGGTATTTTTTCGCGAGCTCGAAGCGTGGGTCTGCCCGCCGATCCGCCGGCCGAAAATTACGGATTCCCGCCGGGAACGCGTCATCACCGAAGCCGAAAAAAAAGCGCTGATCGAATATTTCGCCCGGCCGCGCGCACGAACCGAAAACGACGAGCAGCATTCGAAGCGGGTCCGGACCGGCCACGAATTCGAATTCGCCTGTCTGACGTCGTCGCGCCGGAAAGAAGTTGCGAAATTAAAATGGTCGGATTATTTTCCCGATCGCGATCTTTTGCGGATCACGCGCTGGAAAACCATCAAATCGAAAAAGCAGTCGGTCACGCAGTTTTCGCCGCTGCCCGTGCGCGTGCGCGAGATACTGGAGCTGCGGCGCGCCGAATCGACCGGCGAATATATTTTTTCGGAAAGCGGCGAAATATCTTACGGGTATCTGCAAGCCCTCAAAACGGCCTGCAAAAAGCTCTCGATCCCCTACGGACGATTTACGGACGGCGGGCTGATCTTTCACGATACGCGGCATACGTTTGTAACGACCCTGATCGAAAACAATACGGACATCGAAACGGCGCGCGAATTGTCGGGCTTGAGTCGCGAAATGATCCTGCGATACGCGCACAGCTCGCCCGAGAAAAAACGCCGCGCGATCGAAAGCCTCGACGGCGACCGGCGACGCGAAAAATTGAGAATTATTTTCGAGAAAATCCAGAATAAAGAGATCGATTTCGAGCAGTTTTTATTCGAATTAAACGCTTGATTTTCAGCTTCGATAGCCGATAGTTCGCCGCCACCGGCTTTACTCAAAATATAAAGCGTTTATTTTCAATAAGTAAAAATTTCTTTGGGCTACCCGTATTAAGCACTGACCGGCAAAAAGCCAAAACGCAATAAACACGCGGTGATCCCGTGTTTACTGCGTTTTTAATGTTTGAAAAGCCGCTTTTTCGCGGGGACAAGTGGGACATATGAGCCATATTCGTAGTCAATAGCTCGCCAACGATTTTACAAGTTCTCGGCCTCTTTCCCTAAATCCTCGCAGAACGCCGACAAGTCCGCGTAAAATGACGCCGAAGGTTGTTCGCCAATCCAGTCTTGAAGATTGTGCATTTTGCTGTGCAGCACTTCGGCGCGGGCGTCGGCCAACGTGCAAAGACCGTTTTCGGGATAAAGCGCATTTAAGATTTTTTGCGCCGATTCTTTCAGGCTCGAAATCTCGACCGCATAGGCCGTGTAAGTGCCGAGCCAAGCCGTCAGTCCGTCGATAATGATGATAATGTCGCAGCTCATTTATTCTTTGTTCCTCGTTAAGATCGCTTCAAGGCTGTCGAACGTCCTTTGCGTCGGCATAATTGCCAAATCGTTTGGAAGTCCGCAGCCGTCTTTTTGCTGCTTGCAATGCGCTAAAATGCGCTCATTCCAAGCCCTCTGCTCGTCTAACGCTTTCTCGCGTTCCTTTGCGCCGTCGATCAACCCTTTGTTGAAATAAGCGTCGCGCACATCGAGCCGATGATTGATTCGGTCGTTTTCGCGCTGAATGTTCCAGTTTTGCGTCATCAAAACGATGCTCACCAAAACCGAGACGACGATGCCGATGTAAACGGCAGCTCGATTTTCGGATAGTTGCATAAGCCGTCTAATCCGATTCTTTTTTCTGTGCGGGAGTATTTTCTCCATCTTGTTCCAAATGAAAAACGTCCGAAACTTTCTTTCGGACGACGATCGCAACCAGACCCCAGCAAACTTGGTTTGCAAAGCCCGCCGCGATCAGGCATCCGAGCCACAAATTTACCGCGTCATTTTTCGTCACCAAATAGTCATACGATAAAAGCCCGACGAGAATCCCGATGCCGCAGGCGAAAGAAATATTCGTCCGGAGCGATGCGTTTTTGTTTTTTCGCCGTTCCCAGAGCCAGCTCATCACGCCGCCGATCCCGGCGACGATCAAACCGACCCCGGCCAGCGTCGGGTGCGGCAGTTTTGCCGTGTAATCGAGCGCCTGCTCTGCCAGCATAAACGCGAAAATTAACCCGGCATACGCAAGGTTTATTAGTGCGAGTTTGGCATTGAGTGCCAGATGAATCATTCGTGCCATCCTTGCGGTTCCCCTTCGTGGAAGAATCGCGATATTAGTTTCCATTCCCGCCCGTTATTGATTCAAATAATTATCGATCGTATCCCGAATCGCTTTGAGGGCTTTTCGTTTGGCGTTCTCGTTGCCGGACTCGAACGCTTCGACGGCCGGCGCGGCGGCGATCAGCACATTGCCGAAAGCGTCGTCCGAACCGACCGCGTCGGCGTCTTTATTTTTGAACCAGTTGCCGAGCTTGATTAAAAGCATCGGCAGGAACATCAAAATCATTTGGGGCGATAAACTTTTTAATAAAAATTCCATTTTATTTTTCCTCAGTTAAATTTTCAGTATGTTCGGACAAAACATCCCCCGTTTCGGTATTGGCGGGCTTTTCGGGCGCGGAAAGCCGCTGAACGCCGAGCGCCGTAAACAGAGACGCCAAAACAAGGCTCGTCCACTCTTTGAAAGAATTATCGTTTGAAAGATAATAAACTCCGGCAAAAACGATCGTGAGCGCGAGCAGCACGATCCACGCCGGGAAGTTTTTCAAAAAATGGATAACTTTGCCGTCTTTCATTTATTTGAATCTTTCGTAAGCCTTTTTAAGTTTTACGTCGTAATTGTTTGCGCGATAGCCCGCGCCGTTGTATTGAAGGGCAAATTTTGCCCATTGTTTGTTTTGCAGCTCATCGACAAGCCCGCGCGACCGGACGAAATTGACGAAAGCAAAAAGCTGTTCGCGCTCACCCTGTTTGAGATAATCGACGAATTCGCCGACCGTCGGAAAACCGCTCAATTTATGATTGAATCCCATCGGCTGAAAAAGCCCGAAAGACGACGATTCGAGAGCTGCGGTCGGATCGAGCCCGAAAGCTTCGTTAAATGCTTCGTACCCGTGTTTTTTGGATTTCTGAATACTGTACGGGTAAGAAACATTTGGATTTGATTTATTGAACCGCCCGCCCGTCAATTTTTGAAAAACGTGCCCCTCGAATCGCAGGATGATCCGGCCTTCGTCGTCAAAGCCTTTACCGTTCGATTCAACTGCCGTGACCGCTTTAACGGTCGCTGGTTCACACTTTAAATCATTCGCCGCCGATTGAAAGTCCTGTTCGGTTAATTTCATAATTAAAAATTATAATTAAAAATGTCGGGGCTTATTTTTCGGTTTTTTCGGGCGGTTCGGCCGGATCTGTAAGAAGATCTATTTTGCGGGCGATTTCCTGCAATTTCATCGCGTTGATGACGGTCAGCGGGTCGAGCAGATTGCCGCCCATTTGGTTAAAAATATTAAACAAAAAATTGCGTTCGTCCTGGGTGAATTTTTCCATAATTTTATGATTGTTTGCAGAGTCCGATCGTCTGCAAAAAGGTGATTACATCCTCGACCGTATGGCTCGCGCCGGTCGCCAAAACCTGCTGAACGACCGGCGTCACGCCCCAAAATCCGAGCTTTTGAGTGCTGCCCGTGCCGATCTTCGAGCCGGTCGTTGTGTTGACTTCCAAGTTTACGGCATCCCCTAAAACCAAAGTGCCGGTCGGAAATCTCACGCCGGGTTTTCCGCTGCCGCCATACGTCGAGTCCAAATAGGCGTGAAAAACCTCGTAGCCCGACGACAGGTCTTTCATTATCACTTCGCCGAGAAATCCGTTGTAGCCGCCGAAAGTGAAATCTTTTCCGTTGTAAACCTGCCACTCTGCCGGGACTGCCCCCGCGCTGCTGCCGAGCGTGTCGATAATCAGTTTCGCGCTGGTCGAGCCGACGTTGACGAAATGCAAATAACTGTAACCGCCGACAAGCATTCCCGAAGTCGTACCGGACGGATGGATTTTGAAATATCCGCCGACGCCGCCGTTATTTCCGTGAATGTTCAAAACGCCGCCGATCGAATCTTCGGCAATACTGCAAATAATCGCGTCGTCAGAGCGGCGAGCGTCGAAGTAATAGGCGTTATTCGCCTGACTTGCCGCGCCCTTGACGCGCAAAGGGACTGCCGCATTCGAGCCGGTGATTGCCTGCAAGGTGTTGCCGCTAAACGTCAGATTGCCCGACGCGCCGAAGCTGCCCGCATTATTAAATTGAACTTGAGTATTTGAACCCGCCGGGGGCGGACTGGCAGGCGTCGCCCATTTGACGCCGTTTGTTTGCGTACTGTCGGCCGTCAGAACTTGCCCGTTCGACCCGACGCCGAGCCGGGCGTTGGCCGAGCCGTAAGTGAGCAGATCGCCTTTGGTCGTGAGCGGCGAAATATCGGCGAGCGTATTCGCGGGCGAGCGTTCACCGACCACGCCGCCGGTTTTGTGGTAAAGAAAATATCCGACGTTTCCGCCGCTGATGAGCGTTGAGTCGGGATTTAGTTGGAGCGTCGAGCCGGACGTAAATATTTCCCGCCAACTGGCAACGCCGGCGGTCGCGTCGATGCACTTCCAGACGCGTCCCGACGAAACAAGATACCAGACGGAATTCGGCGCATACCCTTGCGTTTCGTCGTCGGCAAATCCCGGCGCGACGCTTGCGGCGAAATTGCATTTGCCGAACCGGGCGGGGAGCTGCGCGGGCGTCGGCTGGCCGGAGGCTTGGGATTCTATCATACGTAATCAACCCCCTGCGTGGTTTCGACGATCACGGGAATAGTCCTTTCGGCGACCGAATCGTCATAAAGCGTCGTCGAATATTTTCGCGCCGTGAAACCGGCCCTAACCAAACCCTTGTTCGGGTCGAATTCGATCGTCTCGACGCGCACCGGAAAATTTAAGATCCCCGAACCGTGATCGGCGAGCGCGACGACGTCGCCCTCTTCGACGAGCAGCGCGGCGCGGTCTGACGACCATTCATAAAGAAAATTCGCGTCGAGATTTTCGGCCAGGAGTCCCGTCGCGATTCTTTTGGCCTGATGATAATTGTCGATTCCTTGTCCGTTTATCTCCAATTTATTGACTTTTTTGATCTTGGCAATGTGCTCATCGTCGCGCTCGATCAGCTCGATCAATCTGAAATCCTGCGTCGAATCGCGAAACTTCAAATTGATCTGGTTTTTAATGGCGGTTTTTTTCGTGCCGTTGTTCCATTTGAAGGTGGCCTTGAGCACGTTCGCGCGCGTCGCGCTGGCGCTCGTGTCGCTGCGGTCCGAGAAGACGGCGGCGACACGCATCACTTCGGCGCCGGTCCGGTTGAATTCCGGCATTCCGGGATCCGATAGTTTCGGCAAAGCGGTGATCGAAAAAGCCGAGCCGTCGTTTTCTTTCACAAGTCGAAGCCGCAGTGAGTCGGCGGCGGGCGAGCAGTACCAGCGAACCGTACAGCCCGGCGGCGGCGAAACGCTTGACACGTCGATTTTTTTATTCGCGCCGATCGTAATTGAATCGAGCGGACCGGGCAGCGTTTCGCCGCGCGAATTTGCAAACGAGTAGCAAACCTTGTAATCACCCGCCGCGAGCGCGCCCGACGAATCAGCGAGCGTCGGCCCGGAGACCGGCTCGCTTTCCGGCGCGCCGTGCGTTTTTTCCGCCGCTTCCGTGAGCGTGATCGTGCCCGCGAGCAGCGTAACGGCGACGTTTTTATCGCCGGGCGTCCACGCGGCGCGGTAACGACGTCGCAAGACCGGATGCGCGTTGATCGCGCCGTAAAGAAAGCCGGCGACCGTCACTGAATCATCGCTCGATCCGGCCGTAAACGAAAATTCGGCTTCGTCGAAAGTAATCGTCGAAATATCGCCCGCCGCAATTGAGCCAACCTCGACCGACGCGGTCTGCGGGACGCTCGCGCCGTCGCCGCCCGAAAAGCCCGTGATCGACAAATTAGCCGAACCCGACAGCCCCGGCGTCGCGCTCGAATAAACGGCCGCGGAGATTTGTCGAATCTCCGCATTCGCCGTGTGCGGATCGATCAGCAAAAAGCCCGATTGATCGACAATAAACGGCGAAACGTCGTCAACGCTGATAACGGCGGTCGTGATTGCATCGACCGCCAGACACCAATCGACCGGCTTTTTATTGTTTAATTTAAGTCGACCCTGTTCGTCCTGCGATAAAAAGCCGCGACAGGTCGTAAAAATCGAGTTGTGCACGAAATCCGTGACTTTGGTTTGTTCAGAAACGACGACGTTGCACGTATAACGTCGACGAAGAAAAAACGTCAGATTGTTCGCCGCCGTGCCGCCGGGATCGGTCGGGACCCGGTCGGGCGGTTCGATCGGGATTGCCGAGCTGTACGGTTCGACGAGCGACGTTAAAAGAAACGTTTCGGCGGCCGTCTTTCCGCCCGCAAGCATTTTGAAATAATTTGTCGATAAATGCCCGGTCGAAAGAAAGTACCGGCCCTTGTCTTTATCGCCCGCCGCGAAGTTGGTCGTGTCGGGCACGAAAAGCAGATCAGAGCCCGACGAATCGAAAATTATCTGATCGTTATACTGATGCGAATTAAAAAACGATTCGTCGTTGAGCCATGCGGACGAAAGCTTGCCGTAGTCGTCGGACGTGATCAAAAACCGCGCGTGCGCGGCCGGATTGTCCGACCAGACGTTGTCGGCCGCCCAGTCGCCGCCGCCGTCGGGCACGGTGACGAGCGTCGCGAGCGCGACGACGATCACGCCGGGCGCGGCGTCCACGTCCTGCACGTTCGTGCCTAAGACTTGAGAGAAGATCAGGGCCGTCCGCGCGTAGTAGCCGTTGCCGACCCAATCCGGCGTCGCGCCCGGCACCGGGACTTGTTCGTAAGGCGACGGCCCGTCACCGGCGGCGTAACCGAAGCGTTTGTGCACCGTTCCGTAGATCGAAAAACGCGTGTCGTCGGTTCGCCAATTCACATAATCTTCGATTTTGCCTTCGAGAAATGCCGTCGTGAACCGGATTGTTGTGCCGAGATCCACGTAAGCCAGGTGCATTCCGTAAACCTGAACGCGGCCGAACGCGACGGGTAGATACCTTTCGGCGTCGATGTCTGAATGTGAAGACGCTTCGGCGTGCCGGGTGACGTTGTGCTTGAAGCCGAAAAGCCCCAAAAGCCCGCCGCGACGCTCGCGAGACGAATAGGCGATCGTCCCGTACTGGGGGATAAACCTGAAGCCCTCGAAGTTCGGGTCTTGCGGCGGCAGTCCGTTCGGGTCGTCGGGCGAGAACTTGCGGCGCGGGATCTCCGCATCGATCGCCCCGAAAATCTGATTCGCGTCGATCGAAACGCTTTCCCGCGTTCCGCCGGTCGGGCGTTCGCAGCGTCCCGCGAAAAGTACGAGCGATTTTTCGAGCGTGTCAGATGCGTTTCGCGAAATCAGGCGCACGACTTTGATCAGCGCTTCGAAGCCCGAATTAAATTCGTAATCGCTCGCCGTCCGGTCGAGGTTCGACAGTTCGACTTGCGCCGTGTTGAGCTCGGCGTTGATCGTTCGTTTGATGCGCCCGAAGTTTTTGACGAGCTCCGTATACTCCGCGCCGAAAAACGAAAGACCGGCGACCGACGAAAAGCGCAAAAGCGCGTCGTTCGGATCGAACGGCGGCGCGGCATCGGCTGAATAAAATTCAACCACGACGGCGAAATCCGTCGCGTTCGTCAGAATATTTTCGAGTGCTGAGTTGACAATCATTTACGGATATTTGACCAAAGTAATATTGACGAAATGCCGCCACGATTTATACGATTCGTGGTTGCGCTCGTAGCTTTCGATGCGGACGCCGGTATGCGTCGCGCCCGCTTTGTCGATGAAATTAAACGTCCGGTCGCGGCGAACGGCGTCGTTGAACGCGTCGAAGATTTCGGCCTGTGCGAGCGTCAGACCCTGATAGCCGATTTCCCATTTTTGCGGCGGGTCGTCGGTCGTCGTCGAAAAGCTCGCGCCGTCGTCGTCGTAAGTGTTTTTGACCGTCACGCCGTCCCAATTAAACGGAATTTCGCGGTAACGGTAATACATCAGCTCGGGGCAAACGCCGGGCGACGGAAAATAGATCGGAAAAACTTCCGCGCCCGCCGAATCTCTCCAAATCCCGTATTTGAGCGCGTAGTAAAGCCGGATGCGGTTCAAGCCCGCGCCCGATTGAACCGAAGATAAAAACATCGGGTCGATAATCCAGCCGCGCCAGCGCCGCCCGGTCGTGCCGCGATCCTGCCCGATTTGAAACCCGTCGAGGCTCCAGCCCGTCGCGTTCGAGATTTCGAGCAGCGCCCACTCGTTGGCCGGGGCTTGCATATTGTTTTGCGCGTAACTCACGCCGTTTTTGTAATAGCTAACGACCGCCGGCGTCGGGTCGTAAAACTTCGTCGTGCCGTTGTCGCCCAAAAGAACGGCGTTTGTCGCGGCGTCCGAAACAAGCCCGCGATAGGCCGAAAAGTTGGCGGCATCGAGCTTTGCCAAAACAAAAACGTGCTTGATGCCGATCGTTCCCGAATGAACGTAAGTCAGCGGTTTATCGTGCGACGAAGCGAATTTGACGGCCGGCCAGCCGTTGATCGCGCTTGCCGCGATCGTCGGCAAACCCGACAGATCCCCGTTGAATAATTCGCGGCTGACCAGCCCGCCGCTGTTTGAGTAATCGAGCAGATCATCGACCGGATCGCTGTCCGTCGCGGCCGCCCATTCGTTGCCCGGATACCAGCCCTGCAAGCCCGAAAGCGGCGTGATTAATTTTTCTAAAGTTCGCATTTTTTGTGTATCTACTTGCGCCGGGACGACAAACGCCAAAACGGCGATCAATAAAAATATTTTCATTTAAGCTTCACCGGCTGTTTGAATGATCAAATGCCGCATCATGCCGTTTCGCTGGACATTGTCCCGCAAAACCTTCAAAACACCGTCAGAATCGAGTGTCAGGCGAATATCGACCGGCTCGCGCGTGTAGGCGCTCGCGGCGGCGCGGGATTCGGTAATGACGCCGTCCGCGCGCGACGAATACGCGCCGACCGTCCCGCCCGATCGCGTCGAGCTGCCATAAGCGCCGGAAGTCGAAGCCGTCGCCGCCTGGTTGGCTTTGAACGAATCCCCGGCGACCGCGCGGCCGACAAGAGCCGTCCCGACGGCGATCGCGCCGAACAAAGCCGCCGCCGCTAAAAATTGCGCGGGCGTCCCGCCCATCAGCGCCGCCCCGAAAGCCGTAGTCGCAAAAGCCGCCGCCGCCAAACACATGACCGCGTATTGAGTCGCGATCCCGGCCAGATTGGAAAGGATCTGCGCGGCCAATTTGCGAAGCGTCAAACCGCCCGTGTTGCCGTAAAGCACCCACGAGCTGACCATCGACCCGAAGCCCTGCGCGAGCTGTGAAAAGGCTTCAAGTCCCAGATTTGCGATCGTCTCGAACATCTTCGTAAATGAAAATTTAAGATTTCCGTTCGCGTCTTCAACGAGCACCGAAGCTTTCATATACTGGGCAAAGCCTTCGATTAGCCCGCCGAAGAAACCGCCGCCGCCGCCCCGCGTGTTATTGATCTTGTCTCCGGCCGATGGATCGGGCGTCCCGTCCGCGCCGCGACCGCCGCCGGGGACGGCTGATCCGAGCTTGTTCAGCCGTTCCTGAAGCTGGGATTCGATGTCATAGATCTTGTTGGCCGTTTCGAGATACTTCTCGCTTTTTTTATCGAGTTCGCCGAGATATTCGAGCAGTTTATTGCGCGAATTTTCGAGCGCTTTTTCTTCGATCTTTTCGACCTCATCTTCATACTCGGATTGTTTGAGCAAACCTTGCTGCAAAAAACGGCCTTTCGCGGCAAGATCTTCTTTACGCTTCGCTTCGATTAACAACAAATCTTTTTTCAATTCGTCTTCGCGAAGTTTGATCCGGTCTTCGGAGTCCTTTTTTTCGGCTTCTTTATTTTTTTTCAAGACTGCGTCTTTTTGTTTGTCGATGCCGTCCCACCATTTCTTTAAATCGATCTCGTATTCTTTTAATCGGACTTTATACTCTTCGGAACTTTCGCCCTGTCGTGAAGTCTGAAAAGCCGCCGTCATCAAATTCGCGACGTTGGCTTGCAGATCGCGTAAATTATCGAGCGTTCGCTGCGCGGATTGTTCGGCGGTAATTGCGCCCTTTTCGAATTCGGCCTGATTCAACCGTTCAAGGTCGTTGAACTTTAATTGCTCGGCTTCGATTTCGAGTTTGTTATATTTCAAAGTCAAATCAAGCTGTTTTTTTAGCGCGTCTTCGCGAGCTTTACGGGTTTTTTCAGCCCCGCCGCCCGAAGTTGTCGAATCGTCGTAAGTTTTATTGCCGCTCGTTAATCGTCTGAAATCTTTTTCGGCATTTGATTGGGCGAGATCGGCTTCTTGTTTTTTGTAATAATCTTTTTCAAAATTACCGTAAATATTCCCGGCAATATTGCCCGTGATTTTACCGAGGTCGATCATTCCGAGCGATAGATTTTTGATGTCGTTGCTGACGCGATTGAAAACGGCTGCAAATGCATCGACAAAATCCTGCACAACAGTTCCGAGACCGATAAACGCGCCGCGCGCGACTTCTGCCCAAAAAGCAACCGCAACTTGATTTTTTGCGAGCGATTCGGAAATTTGACTCATCGCGCCCGTAATCTGCGGCGCGAGCGTTAAGGCGAATTTATTCCCCAGCGATTCGGCCTGAGTGCCGAGTAAGGCCATCGTATCGCCGAAATCGTCGGCGGCTTTGACGTCTTCTTCGGACAATACGATCCCCAGTTCCTTCGCGCGGGCGATCGCTTTCGAAAGATTGCCGTCGATATTGTCGGCGACCGCCCGCATCACCGTGCCGGATTTCGCGCCGAAAGCCTCCATCGCGAGACCGCTTTTTTCGGTTTCGGTCGTGCCGTCGTGAATTTTGGCAAAGACTTTGCCGAGCGCGTCGTCGAGCGTGTCGAATTTCGTCACGCCAAATTTTTCGAGCGTCTTCGCAGCTTTATCGCCGCCGGTCTGCATTTCGTAAAACTGTTTTGTAAATTTCGCAATCGGCGCGGAAAGCTGGTCGAGCGAGATCCCGGATTGTTTGGCGTTGAATCCGAGCGTCTGGATCGTATCGGCGGCAAGCCCGGTTTTATCCTGAAAATCTTTGATCGTGCTGCCGTAGTCCGAAGCATTTTTAACAAGATTGAAAAGCGCCGTTCCGGTTGCGACGGCGGCAGTTGTCACGGCAGCGAGACCGGCAGCGGCAATCGCCGCATATCCGCCAAAACTTGACAAGCTCGCACCGACGCCGTCAGATGCCCCGGCAACGTCCGTTTCGATTTGTTTAGTGTCCCGGTTGATCGAATCTTTAAGGTCGTTGAAAGATTTCTTTGCGTCCGCCGTGTCGCCTTTTGCGCGAAATAATAAGCCGATTGGGTCACTTCCGATCATTGTTCGATTTTAGAGTTTTTCGGGCTTGCTTAATTTTGAAAGTCCGAAATCTACAAAATATCGTCGTCGTCGTCCGGGTCGGGCTCGTTGGCGAAAACCTTTTTCGAATCAGCGCCCATAACGACCGCGAAAAGCTTGGTTTTGAGTGTCAGCCGTTTCGATTCGCGCTCGTCTTTCCAGTTCTGAAAAACGAAGCTGCAAGCCGCGTCAAACTGGAACGCCGTCAGATTATCTTCGATCTCGAAGTAGTCCGACGGCGCTTTGTGCGAATTGTGAGCGATGATCGCGAGCGCGAGCAGCTCTTTTTCATCGTCCAGTAATTGATTTAGGTTTTTTTTTGCGCGATCGCGGCGGACTGTGCGCCGAACATCACGAAGTTCTTGAAAAATTCGAAGTCTTCCGGATCGATCTGTTCGGGCGTGATCGAGTCCGCGCCCGGTTCGAGCGTGATTTTGGGAAAGATCAAATTATTCAACATCACGTCTCGGACGACGATCATTGCCCGAATGCCGAGCGTCGCCGCTTCGTCGTCGGTCAGCGTTTTGGCCGGCTGGTCTTTTATGCTTTTTAATTTGGTCAATAATTGCAGGGGCAAACCGCCGCCGACTGCGTATTGCTCCATTTTAATGGGGAAATATTGCCAAACCGCCCCCGACGGCATTTCGAGCTCTAAAAACTGCCCGGCTTCGATCTTTGCTTGTTTGCGTTGCTGGGTAAGTGCCAAATAGTCCTGAGTATTCATAAAAATAAAAAATAAAAAAAATATTATTTAAATAAAAAAGCGGGGAGCTTACTTACAGATGCAAAAGCAAGCTCCCCGTAAGTTTTTTCGGAGAAAAAAACGAGCAACAAATTAAGTCTGCCACCACATCGCGCCGATTCTATCGACTGCTGCGCGCGAGGCGATCCCGACGCCGACGAAATCGAGCGACATCTTAGACCGGGCTTGCCGGGAAAGCGCGAATTCGACGTTCGACATATTATGTCCCGAATAAATATGAAAGACGGCGTATTTTGCCGAATTGGCACGGGTCGGAGCGATCACGGCAATGCCGGTATCCGATACGACGCCTTCGCCGATCTGGATCTTCTTTTTACCGGACACGGTTTGCGGAGTTCCGACACCGACCGTCGCCGCCGATAAAACGTCGATGTCGAGAATCTGGCACGCATCGACCTTGATTGACATTTTGACCTGATCGACGGTGCGGATGAGCGGCTCTTTGTACTCGTCGAAAAACTCTTCCGTTTCGGTTTTCGTAATCGAGCACGTCGCCCCGTTCTCGGACAACCCGATCAACTTGCAGTTCGGATTTTCTGTCGCGTCCGGAACACCTGAAACGAGCGTTACTTCGGCGTCGGCGGCCGGGACTGCCAAGCCGGTATAAACCATACTCGGCCCTTTTTGCGTTTTTGTTACGTCTACTGTATTAATTGCCATTTTTCTTCTCCCTTATTTAACGCCTTATTTAACGCCGTTCAAGGCCGCGTTGATATTGGCGCGATGCGCGGCGTAAAGCTCGCGCCGTTTGATGTCGGCGGGCTCATTGCCTTCGACCAGCGCCGGATCGGGGATCGCCAAACCATTCACGAAGCCCGCTTCGGTGGTTACGCCATAGCCGCCCGCCGACGATGCGGTCAAAAGCGCCTCAAGCCAGCTATCGCCGAAGATCTCTTTGGCGTTGGTCGGATTAAAATTGCGCCCGATTTTTTTCAAATAATCGATTTCTTTTGGTTCTGTTTTCTCTGCCATAAAATTTATCCCGGATAATTACTGAAATCGGCGATCCAGTTTATTTGCGTGACAAACTTTTGCATAAACTGGCTGCCGTTCGTTCTTAGAAAATCAAAGGTGGTTTCGATCTGCGCCAAAACCCCCGCATCAAAAACAATTTTAGAGTTATTTTCGAGGCTTGTTTTCGGAATGTTTTTTGCCATGCTCTCGAACGCCATCGCGTAACGCGGCGCGGCACTTGCGAGCCAGTTTTGCTGGCCGTGGACGAGCGCGATCTCGTACTGCAAAGCGATCTCGACGCGGGAAATGTCTTCGCCCGTTTCTGTTTGATACTGCACGCGCCCGAGCTGGCAGACGGGAAAGCGGGTCGCGCTGCGCTCGTTCAGGAAAAAGTCGAGCACGGGCGGCAAAACCGGCAAAGCGTCGTTATTTGCCCACGCGAGCGCATCCGCCTGATTCGCTTCGAACCACGCGAAAAGATTCGCCGCGATGTTGCGCGGATCGAAGACCTGCATTTCGATTTGATCGGTCCAAGCCATAATTTATAAAATGATCCCGCTTTCTACGGGGATATTATCTTTTCGCATCAATTCGACCATTTTCTTTTGGATATTTTTCATCATGGTTGTTTTCTGCGTGTCTGAAAAATCGATCACTTTGCGCTGCGGCAAATTCCCGGCGCCGTCTTGATGGTATTTGCCCCGTGCCAGACTCGTCCCGATCGTGATCCCGTTGGGCGTAATTTCCAACACCGAATCGCTCGTGTGCCGGGTGACGGATTTGTAAAGCGCTTCGGTCGCGTAGAGCGTTCCGGCAAAAAGCGCAAACGACCCGTATTTCGCGATTTTGGCCGTTTCCGTCGTCTTTTTAATCGGTTTCCACTTGCCCGATGCCCCCGCCGCGCCGCCGCTCTGAAATTGATCGGATTCGATTTTGTAAAACTCATCTCTGACCGTTTCCCAAACCGGCGTTAAATCCGAAAAAATCGCATCGATGCGCTTGAAGACCCGGTCGAATTCCGGCTGGCCGTCGATTTCTAATTTAATGCGATAATTTCCCACGATTTATTTTTTACTTTTTACCTTTCTTTCTTTGTAAACATACCGATCACATTTCGCACAGTGAAATAAATTCGAATCGCCGACGTAATGGCCTGTTTTGTGATCGCACATAAAATTAAAAAGCGCTGCGGGAATATTTGTCCCGAAACTTCTTGATGATCGCATTCGTCGTCGGCGAGAGCGCCGTTTCGATTTCAACGTCCGAGATCTTGGCAAACATCGGGTCTTTATTTCTCCAAAGATAGTTGGCGAGCTCCTGCACGACCGTTTGCACGGCGGCGGGAACGCTCGCAAAGCCCCATTTGGCCGTCACGACGATGTCAGAATCCACGTCGAACTCCGTCCCGTCTTTGTAAATTAAAAACTCGTCTTTGACGCGGTAATCGGCCGCGTCGAGCGCGTCGCCGTCGATCGTGACGCTTTCGATCGAGCCCGCAACGAACGGCGGCAATCGCATCATATCAACGCCGCTGCCGAACAGCGTTTCTTCGGTGGCCGACGATCCCGCCGGCGCGAAAAAGTTGTCATCGACTTCGCAGAGCAGATCGAACAAACGGCTCGCACCCTCGGCGTAATCGTCGAAAACCGAATCGTCGGACGATTCCGGCGCGATCGTGTTGTCCTGCAATTTTAACGACGAGATATATTTCATAAATTAAAAGAGCGAATAATTTATCCAGGCGAATTGACCGGCGGCGGCCGAATCGACGACCAGAATGATTTGATCGCCCGGCGCTAAATTACCGTGAAAGTATTTTGAAAAAATCGCTTTGTCCGAGACCGTTCCCGGCGCGGCGAATTGATTTTGATTGCCGACGCTCCCGCCGGACGGCAAAAGATAAATCGCCGACAGCGTTCGCGACGATCCGGAATTATTGACGTAAAGCAATCCGGTAACATTTACCGCCGGTTGGTTCGACGATGCCAGTCCGGGGATGCCGAAAGAAACCGTTTTGCCGGTCGGCACGGTAAAAAGTGAATTATTGCCGACGCTCCACGTTTTGATGTCGGCGCGCGCCAGCGGGCTCGTGTCGTCAAACTCGATAATATTCGCCCAAATTGCCAGATCGACGGCGTTTGAATTGATCGCAAACGTTTCGCCCGCATTGAGCACGATCGGCGCGCCGCGTGATCCCGTCATTCCGTAATTGTGGCCGAGCGCCGCCGTATCCGACTGCGTCGCTCCGATCCGGTAATATGTCCCCGAAATCTTGATCTGCGGATAATGCGCGATCGTTCCGCCGGTGTTATTGGTCGCGACATAATCGAAGACGACCGCCTTTTTGCCCGTCGGCACGGTATAAAGGTCGTTATCGCCCGAAATCGAGTTGCTGACATAAACGGACGGGTATTTCTGGCCGGGGAAAAAGCCGGGAAAGATTTGATTTGAAACCGGCGTCGTTTTGATCGCCGAAGTAATCGCGGCGGCGAGCGTGTCGGTCGAGGGTACGGCAACACTCGCGAGCTGCCGAAGCGTTTCGAGCGCGACGCTCGTTCCCTGCTGAAGATAGATAAAAAACCCGCTGCCGTCCGGCATTAAAATTTCGTATTGGACGGTTGAATCGTCGTCGAACGTGTAGAGCTCAGCTGAAAGCGCGCCGTTTACGTCCGGTTCGATGATCGTTTTTTGCGGCAAAACGGTAATCAATCCGCCGCCGAAGACGGCGACCGGCTTGGCAATGATATTGCCCGTTTGCGCAAGCCCCAGCGCGTCCTGAATTGTTCCCGTAACTGTTCGAGTGACCAGATCCATACATAAAAAGTTTATGCGTTTTTACCAGGCTTATTTTCAAAGAAAAAAGACGAAAGCTACGGCTTTCGTCTTTTTGGAGCAACACTCAAAAAACAACCCGACCGGACGGTCAGCAACTAAACGGGTAATCGATTTCGCGAAATGCGACTTTGTTCTGAAAAACAACTCCCGCGCCTCTTTCCGCTTTATTTTTATTTTCCGGCATCGTGCCGACGTTCCGGCGAAAGACCGGCTCGGCCTGAACGGTTGCCGGTTGCGCCGCGACGGACGCCGCCGGGGCTTTGGCCGCTTTGACCGTTTTGGTTTGCGCGCCCTGCGGCGGATCGAACGCGAACGCCCCGAACGCCAACACGAGCAAAACCAAAACGATTAGTAAACTTTTAATTGTTTTGTGAATCACTGAAAAAACCTCCGTTTTAGATTGAAAAGAAAAGTGGGAGAGATTTTTGTTTTACGCGCCGTTCGCGTCGATCAGCAGCGCCACCTGAGGACGCGTAACCGCTGCACCCAGAGTGCCGGTCACCGCGAACCGAATAAGCAGCCGGTCGCCCTCGGTTACGACAAGATTGGCCGCCGTTCCGTGGAGCGTGAGCGCTCGTTTGGTGTTCGCCGCGACCGCCGTTCCGCCCGTTGCTTTGGTCGTGTTCGGATCTGTTGCCGCGAGCAGCGCCGTCGATCCCGCCCCGGCTTGTCCGAGGTTCGTGATCGAGAACGTCACGTAGTTCGTATCCGACGTGGCGAGCAGCAGCAGCGACGTAAAAAACGCCGCAACCAATATCCCCGATTTCGGCACGGTCAAATATTCGTCCGTGTTGCCGGTCGTCGCAATCGATGTCGTACCCGGCGTCTGAATGCCGTATGTTTTAAGTCTTCGTCCCATAATGTTTATTTCACTCCTGTTTTAATATCTCCGAAGATTATTTGTCTTCGGTCGGCTTTTCAGCCTTGTTTTCGGTCGCTTTGGCTTTCTTTACGGTTTTTTCGTCCGCCTTTGCTTCCGGTTGAGCTACCTTGCCGATCCCGTACCGATCGGCCATTTCTTTGGGAATTTCCTGCCCTTTGCGAATAAGCAGCTGATGTGCCGTTTCTTCGTCCGTGACGACGTTCCCTTCAACGTCTAAAAAATAATCTTTGTCCGCTGTTCCCACCGTTACCACCTTTTCCGTATTAAATGTAATTGCCATTGTTTTTAGATAGGGCGATGGGAGCCGCCCCGGAAACTACGCGATCGAAGTGACCGTGCAGAAAGCCGACGGGCGATAGACCGCCAATGCAAGACGCTCTTCGACGCGGATCGTTTTCCGGTTGAAGTTGACGTCGTCTTCGTTCTGGTCGAAAGTTTTGATGTCGATGCCCGTGCGCTGGAAGATCTGAGCGCCCAGACGGAACGCGCCGACAAGCGCCGTGCCCGCCGCAATCGCGGTCGTGACGATCGGCTGCAAGCCCCAGACCGGCGGGAACAAAACGTAATTTCCAACGCCGTATTCGCCCATGAACGGACCGCCGCCGAAATATTGGTTGTTCGCGTCTTTGGCGAGTCGCAAAAGCTGCCAGTCGGTCGGATTGATGACGAGCGCGTCCGGCTCGTAGCCGCCGACGCTCGACGCGGGCGTCCGAACCTTCGTGATCGCCTTGTGGATCGCGTCGAGGTTCGTGTCGCCGCCTTTGGCCTGCGTCAAAATGCCCGACGTGTTCAAAATGCCCGTGATGTTGTTTCCCGAGCCCGAACCGTTCAAAAGCTGATCTTCTTCGCGCTGCGAGACCATGAACCGCAGACGCATGTTGATGTAATCGCGGAGCATCGGGAAGTCATCCCACATTTCGTCCGTGACCTTGATCAAAACCGCGATCTTTTTGACAGGAGCCGAACCCGCGCCGATGTCGAGCGTCGCTTCGGGCTTTTCGCCCTCTTCGCCGGTCATCAACGCGCCGTTGACATAAACGTCTTCTTTCGGGTAATAGATCGTGTTCTGGGTCGTTTCGCCAGCCGAAAGAATGTCCCGGATAAGCAGCCGCTGCTGCTCGATCAGAACCAGCCCGCCCGTCGGCGTGACGTAGTTGCGGCTCGAATCGAGTCCGGTCCCCGCCGTGTCGAAAGTCGCCTTAAAGCCCGTCGGCGCCGCTGCCAAGCCCTGCGACGTGACGAAGCCTTTAGCCGTAAACGTCTGACTGACGCCGCGCTTTGAGCCGTTCGCCGTGAAATTTTCGATGATCTGCTCGCCGAGCGATTTCGGCTGAACGATCGTCGGCATAAATTGCTGCTGTTTTTGTTCCGGATCGAAGCCCTCGATTTCGCCGATTCGGGTGATTTCGTCCTGAAGTTGTTTGACTTCTTCGAAAAGCTCGTTCATCGCGGCCTTAACTTCGACCGGAATGTCTTCACCCTTTTCGATTACGGGCTCAAGCTCGACGATCTTCGCATCGAGCTCGGTTTTTTTCTTAAGAAGCTTTTGCTCAAGATATTTTTTATAATTAACTGACATTTATTTAACTCCTGAATTTATTGATTTTGCTTTTTGCAACAAGATCCAGTTGGAATTAAGTGAAGTGCTGCCCGCAGCGGCTTCGGCTTCTTTTTCTTCGGGTTCGTTGCTTTTTGCCGGGTCTTCCGGATCAGCCTGCGGATCGCAGACCGCGCCGAGCTCGACAAGGTTTTTGTGCATCTGATCGATCAAAGCCTGATCGGACGTTGAATTTCGCCGACCGGCCTTTTTTTCTTTCAAATGCAGTTCGATTTGTTGGTAGAGATAACCCAGCGGCTGCAACTTCGCCCCGCTTTTCGCGCTGGCGAGCGTTGCGGAATTCATTCCCCAGAGAACGTCCGATGTGTCGTAGAGCTTCATTTCGCGAAGCTCGCGAATGCGGCGAGTGCCGCCCGTCGGGATCTCTTCGTCCGTAAAGTCACATTTGACGACACCAAACGCGTAAGACATTTCGGTGATGTCGCCTTTTTGAATGCCTTCGAGCACCCAATTGCCGAGATCGTTGTCGTAATATTCGCGCGTCACCATCAAACCGCCAGTGATCGTGCCGGCCGGAAATTTCGCAAGGATCTCGGCCGGAATTTCTTCGGCTCCGACCTCTTTGATTTCCGTGATCGACGCGATCGGCGGCGTTTCCGAATCGTGATTCCAGAGATGCTTGACGCGCGACCGATTTTCGGCGAGCGTCTTCGCGAAAGCGCCCGGCCACGACCTGTCGTCCCACGAATCGACGTTCCCGTGAATCGCGGCAAAACCGACGATGATCCGGCCATTACTCAGCGCTTTGACGTTTGAAAATGAAAATGCTTTGAAATCTCTCATAGCATTTTCAGTTTAGAGAAAATAAAACAGGCTTATTTTTGAAAGAGAAATGTGGTAAAATCGGCAGTTGAGGTAAATAAAATTATGCCCGAATTAAATGACTTCGACAAAGGTTACGCAGACGGTTCAGACGCCGCGTGGCGGGCGATTCTCACTGAAGCCTTACGCAATCTTAACGCGCCAAATTATGACCGTGAACGGCTTTTATCAGAACGCGCCGAGATGATCAGCGTCTTGCGGGAATTCGTCGAAATTGACGACGACGATTATTTGCCGGACGTGTTGCGCGACTTGATGGAAAATCGCTAATCCAAAATAACCACAATAAAACACCGGCAGTTTGATCCGCCGAGGCATTCCGGATTCGGGACTTCGGGCAGGTCGGCTTCGTCGGTGCTTTCCATTCCGTCGGCCGCATCGCAATAATCGCAGGTGTTACGGTCGAGAATCGCGCTGTACTGGACCCGCTGCCAGTTTTCGGCCTGATTGCCGATCTCGTCCGTCCGGCCGCTCTGAATAGCTAAATTCGACGCGTTGCGGGCGGTCTGAGAAACAAACGCCGTCGATTCGCCCGACAGTTTTTCTTTCAACAATTCGAGCGTGAAATTGCCCGCCAATTTAAGCGCGACAAAGATATTTACCGCGCGTGATTGAATCTCGTTGATCAGTTTCGCGAGCACCGAATCCGAAAGCGTCGTGAGCTTGGCTTTCAGTTCGTCTTCGGTCAAATCTTTGCGTTCAAAATTACTCTCGGCTTTCTGAGCGTTGATCTCGCGGACGATCTGGGCGCGGCCTTTTTCGAATGAAGCTCGCAAGGATTTCTCGATAAATTTCGCGAGCTTTTCGTTTCTTTCGAGCGTGAGCGTGAAGATCGTGCGTTCGTCGAGCTTATCGGCCGCCGCGATCGCCTGTTCGATCAGATTGGCGCGGTATTTCAAAAGCGCCGTTTCGAGGTTCTGGCTTTGCGTGTCAAGATCGGCGACGAGGGATTTGAGATCGATCAGCGATTCAACGGCGTTCGGCTCGCGGGAAAGCGTCAAACCGTCGAATTCAAAAGTTTTTTTTTGAGACTTCGTGCCGGTCAGTTTGATCGTCGTTTTGTTCCGGTTTTTATCCGAAAAAGTAATTTTATCGAAAAGAATTTTTTGCCCGTCGAACGTCGCATCGCCGACGTAGTTTTCGCCCTTGCCTTTTATCACGTAGGCGATCGTTAAATGCGGGATATATTTAGGGTGTGTGTCGGTCACATCCAAATTATCGGAGATCAGTTTATTGATTGCGTGAAGCTCCGGCGATTTCACGTCGATTTTCACGACATCGTAATCAATATCGCCTTTGCCCGGAAATATAGAGGTCTTTCCGAGCGTAACTTCGAACGGCGCGACGTCTGCCAACAATTCTTTTACATCGTCGGCATTGTCGGTATGAAGCCCGTATTTTACTGTGATATGCGGCTTATCTTCGCGCCCGTCTTCGGCTAAATCTTCGTCGAGAATGAACGATTTACCGAACTCCAAAAGGATTTTTTTTTCTGCGGTCGGCACGTCAAGCTGCGTCGATGAAAATTCGTGTGCGGGCGCGGCTTTTAACTGCAAACGCAATTGATTGCCTTTCGGCGGCGCCGGATTGTCGGCGGGCGCGGTGATTTGTTTCGGCTGGATATACTCGCTTCTGAATTTATCGCCGTCCGGACGCGGGTCTTTGCCGGTCGCAATGCGAAATTCGTTTTTCGTCCAGCCGTCGGCTAAAAAGTTTTTGCGCGCGTCATCGTGAACTTTATCGATGTCTTCTTGGAGCGCGAGCATTCCCGAAAGATCCCAATTGACGCGAATCTGCTCGCGTTTGATCGCGTTGATGTCTTCGAACAATGGCAAAAGAAACCACGTCGCCCACTCGCGCAAAGTTTTTAATTCGGGCGAGATTTTGTTCAGCCAGAAATCTTTTAGTGCGCTTTTCGCCGTCGCGTTTTGGGTCGTGTGCAGATAGCCGACGTATGCCGAAACGAGAATTGCCGGTACGCCGAAGACCTGTAAGACTTTGGCTTCGTTTTGCGCACGAAGAGTGTCTGAGCCGAGCTCATTGACTTTTGAAGCCACAGCGATGAATTCGGCGTTTTGGTCGAGCACCTGAACTTCTTTCGCCGACGTGTTTTTATTCCACATCTTGCGTTTCATTTCTGCCAATTCCGGCGAGAGCGTCGATTGAAATTTCAAGATGCCCGCCGGAATTCCCGCGTTCCCGTCGGTCGGATCGAAAAACGCGTTGATATAGTCGGTCATATTCTCGTCCGCGTCGATCGTATTCGCGGCGACGAGCAGCGGCGCGAGCCCGCCGAATTCGTCGGTAAGATCGGCGCGGCGACGAATTAAAATATCTTCGGGCGCGATTTGCTCCTGATAGCCTAAGATGTTCGAGTAGCGATAATATTGCAGAATGCCGCGCGAATAATCGATCTGAGGATAAACGCGATTCGGGTTTAAAATATAAAGCTGCGTCGGCGGGGCTTCGGGACGCGGGCGGATCAGACGGATATAGCAAAGCCCGGCGAAATTTTCAGACTGAACCATCTTTTTCCGAAAATCGAGGCCGATCTCTTCGGTGTTCGGTTTTCTCAAAAGCGCCGACAACAAATGCCCTTCGACGCGCTCCCAATCGCCTTTGGCCGTCTTTTTCTCAACGATCAGCTCGGCGTCGTTCATCACGTCGGCGATCTTCGAGATACAGGCAAATGCGAGCTCGTTCCGCCGGTAAAGATCTTGCAGATCGACGCCGTTGTAGGTCGTGCGGTTATAGCTCGTACCGAAGAAAAAACGGTAGAACGCGCCGCCGGTATCGGCCGGCATCATCCGTTTCGCCGCAAAATATCCCGAGATTTTTTGGAGTAAATTCATTTATTTAAATAACTGCGCCCGTACTGCGCAATCTTTGGCTTCTAACAGCTTTCGAAGCGCAACCGTCCTTTCGGGATTTCGCGGCAGTGTTTCGACGATTTGATTTGCCAAGTCGCCAAAAGGTTTGGAGATCTTTTGAAGATGTTCGGGCAAATGTTCGTAAGCGAAAAACTGTAATAAATATTCTTCCATAAATACCTCTTGAAATTATTTCTATACCGGATAGATCGGCCGCATATCCGGCCGGGGCTGAAAGCACGTTCGGCAGAAAGCCGCTTCCGGCTCGTTCCAATGTCCCGACCCGCACCGCCAACCCTTCGCCGCTAAAGTCCTGAAGAAAAGAAAAAACTTTTTCATACTTAAAATATCCCCGTCGAATCCGAATCTTCCATTACTAGGTAGCGTAGAGCATCATACGGATCGTCGCCGCCGAAGCCGTTTTCGTCGGCATTGACTTTGAGCACATCCCCGGCTTTGTTCGGGTCGTGCTGCATTGCGGCCAAATTGTCGATCAGCATTCGGCATCTTCGATTTATTATAATCGTTGGCGGAACGCTTGCTTCCGGGTCTCCGATCAGCGTCAGAATCCGGCTCGCGCCTGCGACGCGCGACGTTTTCGCCGGATTGACATAGATCCCGTGTTTTTGCAAAGCCACGTCGATCGAGTCGCCCGTCTGCGAGTTGGTCTCAAAGCAGTCCGTCCCGGCCGCGATGTTGCGGAGCTGCCCCGGTTTGAGTCCCCAGCGCCCGCACGTTTCGGTGATCGCTTCGGCGATCTGAGGGATGAGCCGGAGCCGGACGGCGCACTCGTCCAGAACGTGCAGAATGCCGTCGTACTTGTAACCCAGATAAAAGACCGCCCAATGCCGGTATCCGTAGTCAAATCCGCCCCACGGTTGCACGTTCGGCCAATGCTCGGCCAGATAAACGGGCGTGAAGAAAGCCGAATCCGGTGCGGTGTGAAGATCGTATCTGAATTTATCGAAAAATTGGCCGGCGAAAACATCCCAGTCGCCGTCGAGCCACGCTTTGCGAAGCCAGCCGGTAAGCGGTTCGAGTACGTCTTTGATATACTCCGAATTTAATTTTTTATTATCTTTCGAAGTCGCCGGGATAAATTTGGTTTTGTTCTCTTTTTCCGTCCCGTTTCGAAACGGCGTGACAAAAGTTGCTTTGAACCACTGATGCCCGACGCCGCCGGGATTGGTCGTGTAATACCGGCGCGGACGAAAGCCCGGCTTTGATGAGCGGTTACAGGTTTTGATCTTTTCGATTTTCGAGTGAGAAAGCTGTGTCGCCTCTTCGATAACGATGATGTCATACTCCAAACCCAGATAATTATCGATGTCTTTTTCGGTCTGGAAATGGCCTAAGATAATTCGGGATTTATTGGGAAAAATAATTGTGGCTTTCTGCTCCCGGTAAACGTGCGGCGTTTTGAAGAGCACCGACGAACGAAGATCCTCGACGGCTTCGTTGGCCGATTTCGCGACTTTTCGCAAAAACAACACTTTGAGCCCGGCGACGCGCTGGCAGTCGTCGAGCGCGACCTGGGCAAACGTCGCGTGAGACTTGCCGGGACCGCGCGCCCCGCCGAATCCCAGCTCGTTCGCGTTCTCTTCGAAGTCGGCTTCCCGCGCCGCCGCGTGAAACTGCAATTGCTTCGGCTGCGGGATATAACCGGCAGTCAGAAACCGCTTGAGCGAGTCTTTCGGCAGCCCGAGCGACTTCGCAAGGTTAATCAGTCGCAGCGTCGCCGGTGACACTCTCGGAATTGTCGGGTTCGTCGCCATACAATTTATCTATCTCGCTTTCAATATTGACGTCCAACGCACCCTGAACGGTCTGATTGACGTCCAGACGGTCGCGGAACTTCTCAGGCCGATTGCCCTTCAAAGCAAACTCCAAAAGCCGGTCGGAGTATTCCCGGATCATAATCGGATTACCGTCGTCGTCCTTGACGATCTGGCCTTTGAAGATAAGCGGCTTAGTCACGCCTTTGACGGCGCGCCGGTACATTTCCTGTTCCATCGAATCGTAAACCGATTCGCAAGCCTCATCCCAAGCCGCCGAAAAATCCGCGTCGGTTTTTTTGTTTTCGTAGAGCGCGTTTCGCGAGCGTTTGACGGCTTTACAGGCGGCCGAAACATTGCCGCCCGTCAGTTTTAATTTTTGAATGAATTTCGCCTTTTCGTCCGGCGTTAATCCTTTACCCTGTGACATAATACCTCATCTCAAATGTCCTATGTGTCATTCTCACACACCGGCAAACGGCTTGCGTTTCGACATAAATCCAATCTTTGTTTCGCCTGTAAAATGCCGTTGATAATGGACGGCAGCCAAACAATGTCCGAACGGAAAGCCTGCGGTCGTGCCGGTGCCGATAATTAAAATTTCTTTTACGCCGCCAAAGCTCTGCAGATCCTGCAAGAATTCGAATGATGCGAAAACTCGGTGAAGCGGCATTAAATAAACAATATTGTTACCGACCTTGAAACTATGCCGAATCCATCCCAACAAACACGAATACGGAGGATTTCCGATAATCCAATCAACCGGATCAATCCAGTTGAAAAAATCTTTGCCGTCTTCAATCTCGCAATAATCCGCGCCTGCAGGTAAAAACTCAAAGAATGCTCCATCACCTCGGCACGGGTCTAAAGCGCGGCCAGCCGGATTAAAATGCCGGACAATCATTTCGGCAAGCCAGCGCGGAGTATAAACCACGTCTTTTATCGGCGTGGTATTGAAAAGTGATTTTTGAGGCTTAATTAGTTTTCCCATATTTATACACAGCTACACGGCTTGCGTTTTGAAAATATCAACGTCTGATTTGCCGAGCCGCCGATCGTCAGCCGTTCGCGGGATTCGAGCGCGCCGGATTCGATCAGTTGAGCGACAAACGTTTTAATCACGCTCTCGGATAAATGCAGATCGCCCGCTATTTCGCCGATCGTGTGGGCGTGAGACTCTTCGACGCAGAAGAGAACGAGTTCACGCCGCTTTTCGTCCGTGAGCGCTGAGATCGTCCGGATCTCGCGAACGACGAGCTGGAGGTAGAAATCGAATTCTTTCTCGCTCGGCGGGAGTGCGCGCCGAAGTTTGTTGAGCCGCGAAACGAGTCGCCGCCCCGCCGATTCGCGCGAAGTCGTTTCGGCGATCTCGATCTCAGAACTCAAATCGAAAAGAGCTCTTTGCTGTATCATTGATTTGGCAATCATAGTGTTGTATATTTTTCCCGTACCAGTCGTTTGCCAAATCAGACCCCGCTTTAATGCGTCAACATTAAAGCGGGTTTTTAATTTTTTAGCTTTTTAATGCATTGTTTACATCGCATTTGACCGTTATGGAAAAACCACACAGAAACGTGTGTATATTTTCGACAGTCAAAGCAAATCTGCTCACGTTCGGCGATCTCGACTAAATCGAACCACCGGGTTACGAAATTGTCCGCCCACGCCTTTTGTTTTTTATTGAGTCGCCTGCGAAACCAATAAAGAAAATCATCGAAATGCAAATCTTCCGGGTATTCAAACGGAAGGCTTTCAACCCAAGTGAGTTGTTCATTTTCAAGCCGCTCAAACTGACGAGTAAAATAATATCTGTCCGTAATCGGCGGCAATTCTGAGAATAAATTTGGTTGATAAACCTGCATTTATTTAATTTTTATTTACCGTTTTGTTCTCCGAAATATTCATACATCAAACGAGTTGCGTGAGCATCAAAAATCCGACCATCTTTCGATTCTGCCCAAGCCTGTTTTATTGCTTCGGCAAAATTGAGCGCGTCGGCAAGGTACTGGCCGATTGCCACCTTTCTCTCTTCCTCGCCGGTCGGGACGCAGAGGCCGAAACCCAGGTCCGAATCGCGGATGACATCGCGCTTTTCGTCGTACACAAAAGGCATTTGAAATTCATATTTGCCGATTTCAATCTTTTTATTTTGGTTATCCATTTTTTACCCCAATCTTAAAACTCTTAAACCCTCGTCCGGTATCAGTTCGATCGCGATCATGGCTTGCACCGGATTGCACGTGATCGCGATATTTTGATTTGTCGGCGAGTATAGATGGACTAATTCGCATTCAGCCCATCGCGACCAGTCGCCGACTTTCGGCCGCCGCGTTCCACGCTCGTAAACATAGACGTGCGATTCGATAAATCGATCCAGAACGTCTTTGATCGCCAAATCGGTCATCCGTCCGTCCGCGTGATGCAAGATCGCCTCACAGAGCGCGAGCTCGTCAAGCCAAGCCCGCTCAGTCGGCATAAACAGGTCGAATTCTTCGACGATCAAAAACGGATGGTCGCGCTCGGCTTCCGGCCGGTTCGAAGCCGTATCGAAAACGCGCCCGAGATATTTCAAAACCCGCTCCGTAGTCGCCTTCGTCCGCTCCGACCGAAAAACTTCGTTCAGTCGAATCAAATCCGGCGTTTCGATTGTTGACGGCAATAGGCTAGGCATTCTTTTTTTCCTTGTTGATTAATTCGCCAGTTTTTTTATTAATGATTTTCACCTCATAGGTATCCTGAAAATCTTTTACTCGTGAAATATCTTCAAGCCCCATAGCCAGCCAGATGCCAAAAATCATTGCAGCATCTTCGTGAGTTTTTTCAACAATGGTAGTATCGCCATCTCGAAAAATTACGCCATTATCAGCAGATTCAACTATAAGTTTGTTATTTGCCATTCTTCACGCTCCAATTAATTTAGTTATATTTTCGCTCAACAAATTGAGCTGTTCGGTTTTGTTGACGATCGAAACGCCGCCGGTCGCATTTGACAATCGCCGCAGGAATTCCCGCCCGCTGCTCGTTTCTTCGCCGACAAATATTGTGTCGATCCGGCTTGAAAACTTCGCCGCTGCTGCCAATGCTTTTTCTTGGTCGTCGGGTTCGCCATCTGAGATTAAGATCAATTTAATGCCGCAGTTGTCGGCCATCTTCAGCATTCCCAGCGCTCCGGCCATATCGGTAGTCCCGCCGGAAAAGACCGGAACGCCGCCGGGACAAAATTCGGCACTGGACGAAAAGCAGCAGACACCGATCTCGCCGGGATTTTCTCTTTGCAGCCGCCCGAGCTGCTCGACCGCCGCGTCGAAGCGCGTTTTACCGTTTCCGGCATCGTGCGCCGACATCGACCCCGAAACATCGACCATCACCAAAGCCGCCGCATCCAAAAACGACGCCGCCAAACTCGTATTATTTTTTCGTGCCACCGCGCCCAACGAGCCCGGAATTATTTGTTGTTGTGTCATCTGATTTTTTTCTCCGTTTAATTCAAAAAAGATAAATTTGCTCGCCCCGCAATTTCCCATTCGATCTTTTGACCGGCTCGGGAAACGACAGCATAAAACTCAACAGATGCGCGACGATGTCGATCTGGAAACCGTTCCCGATCGCGCGGCCTCGATGCTCGACGCGATTGTCTTCGCCGAGATCGGTGTAGCCGTCCGGGAGACCCGCGAGCCGCTCGATCTCCGTCCACGTCAGCTGCTCGATCTGCAAATCCTCGAAAACGAACGTCGTTTTCGAGGTCAACCGGGTCGCCGCCAGCGTCCCGTGTTTTTCGCCCCACGAGATCGCGCGAAACTGCTCGGAATTGTGATCTTTGACGATCGCCGATTTTTGAAGCGTTCGCCCGGCGCAAAGCGGCCCCATCTTCTGGTCGGTCGTCTGCGCGCTTTGCTCCTGCGGTTTCCACGGCACCGCCTTCGTGACGATCCGCCCGCGACTCCGGCCGGCCTGCCCATCGAGCGGCTGCATTTTGCAGTCCGGCGTAAAAGCCTGTCGCCCCTGCAATCCCTGACGGCGATCGTTCACGATCAAAGCTTTATGGTGCGTCTTCGAAGCGACGAGCGAAAAATCTTTTTCGCTCGTCGCCTGGGCGCATTGACTTTGCGGCTGAGTGGCGATCCGATAAGCGTATTTCCCACCGATTCCGCTGTCGATCGTAAATCCTTTGTTTTCGACCGAAACGGCTTTTTGCGATTGGTCGCCGGTGCCGTATCCGTTCCATCTGACGCCGTATTTCGTCCGGATCAGCTTTTCTTTCGGGATCTCAACGAGCCGGCGTAATGCGTCCGGCTCCAAAATGTCGGCGATCACCAGACCGATCTTGTTTTCGGGAAAGATCTTCGAGCGGACGAGATGCGGCTTTTTCACGCCTGGAATGTTCGTCCAGAAATACCGTTTCCGGCGCTGCGCCGACACGATCCCCGCGTCGAGCATCACCGGCTCGACGCCGAGCGCGTTCGTAATGACCACGAAGTCCTTCGTTTTCATCGACTCGACGTTTTCGCCGACGAAATAAAAAGGTTTCGTTTGAGTTTCGAAATAATATTCGAGAATTCTGAGGAAAGCGTAAAAAAGAAAACTG